GAAAACTCTTCCACAACTGAACCCAACCGAACTGATCAGACGCGTCCTAGCCAGTCCCCAACAATCGCCCTTAGAGCGTGAGGCTGTCATGGCTATTGAGGCTGTCTTTGATCAGGTTACCGACCCATCACTCCGCAGCATCATCCAGGAAGAGGCACACAAAAACATTAAAATCCTCTTTAAAGACACCGCTTCCGTCAACCCCTACGCCACCCCACAATCCTCCCGCAAACTCCTCGAGAAATACGCCATCCCATACAACCCATACGCCACAAAACTCCACACGCACGCCGTAGCTAAGGCGTTCGAGGTCTCCCTCTATGAAACTGCCACTCACTACCTCCCAGTTGATGAGAGGGGCGCCAAGCTACCCGTTACATTCCTCTTCATGAAACCTGCCAAACTGCGCTTCTTCAAGCGGCGGGGCGACAGGGATCACTTCATCAACGCACATATCGTGCCAAGGGACCTGGCACGGTACCCCAGATCCACAGTCTACGCCACCATCCCTCCAATCCAAACTTCACACGCATTCATTGGGGACACTATTCATCATTTTGACAGGCCATTCGTGGAACACATCTTCAGATCCTCACCGGCCTTACAGACGCTGATTGCAACCATGGTGCTCCCTCCAGAGGCAATTCTCCGTACGCGTTCACTCTTCCCCGAGGCCTACGACCTACACTACTGCTCGGACCGCTTCATCTACCGTCCGGGCGCTCTCAGTGGCGGCGAGTACGAACATACATATGAGTCTCTTGACTGGCTCACGGTCGGGCATATACACAGTGGTGACCTCTGGATCACCGCAGAGCGCCTGGAGAGCAAGGCCGCAAATCACCTCTTTATCTTCCAACGCGGCAAACTCACGACGCCAAAGTACCGCACATTCGACCTGCCAGAACCCCTTGTCATGCTGCCCAAAGTTTTCCGGCCTGGCAAGTACAATGTACAGAAGCCCATCCCACGCGCCAAGGCCAACGCATGGCTGATGTATGTCAAGAGCGTTGGGAATGTAACGATTAGAGATGTCTGGGCTAAGCTTCGTCAGACCATAGCTAACGCGGACCTTCACAACTATGAGGCAACCGAGCTGGTACACTTGACCAATTACTTCATGCTCGTGGGACGTCTGGAATCGTGCAACAGCTTCGACCAGGTCCTAGCCGACTCGCTCCTGATGAGCTGGTTCCGCCCACTAGTCGCCAAACTGACCGAATTCTCCCACAAGGTTTTTGGCGCACACAGCTTCATGCAGCTCTGTGAGGCCGTTAGCTTGAAAGAAGTCTCGCTCTGCTTCAGGGTAGACGAGACAACTTACAAGGCCCCCAAGCTACCAACTGAACACTTCTCTGAGCTGGAGGAGCTGCTATCTCGGGGCTTAGCCGAGGAACCCACCCAGACCGTCAAGACAGAAAGCCCAACCCCATCACTCTACATGCACTATGACGGGGACTGCGAAGACATCGCGGGGAGCGGACAAGACACCAACACGCCTCACTCCTCCCAGTCCGAGCCACACACCGCCACTCCCGCAACTGGCGAGTGCAGCCACACACATGACCAATCCCAGGCGAGCACATCAGGCACAAAGCAAGAACGCAGCCTATCTGAGGACGCAGACACCTTGCCTTGGGCCCCTTGGGCAGAGCACCTCAAAAGACTGGGCTTCCAGGGCACCGAGCGACAACTAGACGCTGACGGCGAGCTTATCCACCCCATAGCGCGTGTCACCAAACTCCCTGTGTACGACATGGATGACCAACTCGCGCAACTTTTGCGTCGCCTGAACAGAGCTCCCACACTCTACACCCCAGACACAGGCAGAGCACAAACATACGCCCGGGACCTCATAGCCGGCAAGACTGGGGCTCGCCTCAGACAGGAATCGTTCGAATGGAAAGAGGCGCTTAAAAAGAAGACAAAAGAGTCCCCGAAGCAAGTGGCCCTCTCTGTAATACACGGTGCTGGGGGGTCGGGCAAGTCACGCGCGATACAGGAGTTCATGGCTGAAAATAAAGATTATCCGCTGACTGTCGTCCTGCCAACCAACGAGCTGCGTGCTGACTGGAAGCGCAAGCTGCCGGCACACGAACCCGACACATTCATGACCTATGAGACGGCCATGCTCACCCCCCGACACCACACTATGGTGCTCGACGACTACACCAAACTGCCGAATGGATACATTGAGGCGCTCATTCAAAACTCCCCAGCGCTAGGGCTCCTGGTCCTGACAGGAGACCCTATGCAGGCAGAGCACCATGAATCATCGGACGGCAATGAAATAAATGGCCTCACGCCTGCGTCAGCTATCTTCTCCAAATACTGCAGGTACTACATTAATGCCACTCACAGAAACCCGCAGCGCCTTGCCAATGCTCTGGGCGTCTACTCTGAGGTGCATCGTGACTTCAAGGTTTCATACTCCAGGCACATACGCGATGGCTATCACAACCTGGTGCCCTCCCAACTCAAAATGCGCAACTATGGATCACTGGGGCACAAGAGCAGCACTTACGCCGGGTGCCAAGGCATCACAGCTGGGCGCGTGCAGATTATCCTTGACAACGACACTTCCTTCTGCACAAGACAGGTCATGTACACCGCGCTGTCCAGGGCGACTACGGAGATCGTCCTCTGCAACACTATGCCCAATGAGAAAACATTCTTTGACAAGATTGAGGCCACACCGTACCTCAAGGCGATTCTGGCGTTACACAAAGAGTTGCCAGTGCGCACTGCTGAACCCGAGGAAGAGGAGCCAACTGAACCACCACCGCCGCCCACACACCTCCCGGTCTCAAACCCCGTTGAACTCACTGAGAGGTTGGTGGAACCGTTGCAGGAAAAACACGACCGGGAGATATACTCGCCCACCACTGGTCACTCTAACTGCGTCCAGACCCAAGACCCATACATTCAGGCGTTCCAGCACCAGCAGGCAAAGGACGAGACACTGTTCTGGGCCACAATTGACAAGAGACTCAGGACTTCCACACTGAAAGACAACTGGGCCGAATTCAAAACTAAGCGCCCTCTCGGTGACGTGCTCTGGCTAGCTTACCGTAAAGCGATGGGCATCCCCTCCGACCCACTTAAGTTTGACCCAGATCTCTGGTGGGCCTGCGCAGATGAGGTGCAGAAGACATACCTCTCTAAATCACATCAACAGCTGCGCAACGGCATGATGAGGCAAAGCCCGGACTTTGGCTCCAACAAGATGCAAATATTTCTCAAGTCACAGTGGGTCAAGAAGGCGGACAAGATAGGCAAGAATGAGGTCAAGGCAGGGCAAACCATTGCAGCGTTCTACCAGCCCACCATAATGCTCTTCGGCACGATGGCGCGCTACATGCGACGCATCCGGGACACTTTGCAGCCAAAGAACATTCTCATTAACTGCGAAAGAAGTCAGGAGCAGATTGAGCGCTGGACCAAGGAACACTGGGACTTCAAGTGCAGGGCTTACACGAATGACTTCACAGCTTACGACCAGAGCCAGGACGGAGCGATGCTACAATTCGAAGTGCTCAAGGCGCTGCACCTGGGCATACCTGAGGAGGTGGTGGAGCTATACATCCAGCTTAAACTTGACAGCAAAATGTTCCTTGGCACGCTGGCCATCATGCGCCTCACCGGCGAGGGGCCCACATTTGATGCTAACACTGAGTGCAACATCGCGTACACACACGCCCGATTTGAAATACCTGATGGGTGCGCGCAGGTGTATGCCGGAGACGACTGCGCTATCGACTGTGAGCCTACTGAACGGCAATCCTTCCTCCCCTTGGTTGAAAAGTTTACACTCCAGGCTAAACCGCAGCACTTCGCGCAGAACATCGGGTCTTGGCCGGAGTTCTGCGGCAACCTCATCACGCCAATGGGCTACCTCAAGGACCCCATCAAACTGCAAGCCTGCCTGGCACTAGCGGCCCGGAAACCGAAGAACTCACCCGGATCTCTTGCAGACGTGGCAGACTCCTACGCTATTGACCTACTCCCTGCCTATAAATTAGGTGACGGGGTCTACGAGGTCTTTAATGAGGCTCAACTGCACTGCCACTACCAATCTATCCGCACCCTGATCACTTCCGCGCACACCACTCGACTCAGCCGCTTGCACGCTCTGTATCACGCCGACTCACTATTCTAAGGGTTTGACGGGTTAGGCTAACCCTACTAACGAAATGGATCTCGAACTGACACGTAGGTTGCTGGCGAGTGGCTACACGCGAACTGAACACCCTAGGGCCCCAGGCGCCCCCATTGTTGTCCACGCTGTTGCCGGAGCTGGGAAGACCACATTCTTGCGCAGCCTCCTAGAGTTTCGAGAGACTGAGGTCTACACGGCTGGCACGCACGACCCCCCAAGTCTCACTGGCAAGCATATACGTTGCGCACAGCCACCCACACCCGGTGCTTTTAACATCCTAGACGAGTATCCCGCTTGGCCGACATACACTTCTGAACATTGGCAGGCGCTCTTCGCGGATAACCTGCAGCACTCTGGCCCGACTCTCCGAGCTCACTATACCTGCTCATTGACTTACCGCTTTGGAGAACAGACTGCGGAAGCCCTCAGGCACATAGGCTTCACGATAACACCGCGGCCAGATAGTAATCCCTGCGCAGGACTCTCGTGGGATAACCTCTACGTCGGCTACATCTTCGGGCAGGTCATCACACTCGACCAGGAGGCGCACAGGCTCGCGACCGCACACGGGCTATCTCCCATCACAGCTGAGGAGTCGCGCGGCCTTGAATTCGACACCACCACTGTTGTAACCACGCAACCCACACTTTCCTCCTTACCTGAGAGACACCTGGTGTATGTCGCTCTCACACGCCACAGGAAGCAGTGCCACCTCCGCACCTCTGCAATTGCAACGACCCCCGGACAACACTAAGTCATACCTGGTACTGGCAATTGGGGTCGCCACCGCCGTTGTCATCTACATGCTCACGAGGTCCACATTACCCCACGTAGGTGATAACATACACTCACTACCACACGGCGGCAACTACTGTGACGGCACCAAGTCCATTGCTTATAACAAACCTGCCCGCAACTTCCCATCCTCCAACCTTCTTGGCTTTGCCCCGGTGCTTCTAGCCCTTGCGCTTTTCGCCGTCACGTGCCCACTCGTTACGCAGGGCCCGGCAAGCTACACCAGACGCATATCCATCTGCCACCAATGCGGGACGGCGCCCTCCAACTCATCCTCGCCGCACTCCTAGGCCTAATACTGTACCTGGCCACTCGCCAGCCCGCTCGCCCCAACTGCTACCTAGAGATTAACGGGCACTCAATTGTGGTCTCCGGGGACTGCTGGCACACCTCAGCCAAATCAACAAACCGTTAAGTTTCCAGACTACTTGAAAACGGTTCACCATGAGTCAGGCTCCCACCCCAACTAGGGCTCAGACCCAGAGTTCCGCTGGAACTGGCTCTTCCCAGGTGCATACTGATGTGGCCGCCCTTAAGACTAAGCTCGACGCCTCCGCACAGGAAGCGATCACACTGCAGCCACGCTCATCCAAGGCCCCCACAGATGAAGAGCTGACCCGCATAGCCACGCTGGCCTCCGACCGCGGCCTGCCCACAGCCTCATTCTGCGAGGCAGCAATACTCATGGCCATGGAAGCCATGGACAAGGGAGCTACTGACAGCACGGTATTCACTAGTAAATCAGGCACCTTCGAAACCAAATCCCTTGCTATGGCTTGCAAAGATGCTGGTGTGCCTGTGCACAAGCTCTGTTACTTCTACACCAAACCAGCATTCGCGAACAGGCAGAAAGCGGGACTGCCACCCGCTCGCTGGGCCAACGAGAACGTCCCGGTCGCCTACAAATGGGCCGCTTTTGACACAGCCACCGCTTTGTTCGACCCGTATGTCTTAGAGTCGGCCATTCCTTTTGACCCACCCAGTGCTGCGGCCATGCAAGCCCACGAAGTGTTCCGCAAGGACAATCTCTCGCAAGCCGCCATGCGCAACCAGCTACTTGGCAACCAAGCTGCCATCACTAGAGGACGCCTGGATGGTGCCCCAGCTCTGCCACCACCCGCCACTTACTTCATCGAACCACCCACCACTTCCTGACTCAATAAACCGGGCTCCGCCTGAGCCTCCAGCTTTTGGCTGGTTTACAGGGCACCTAGCGCTATCACGGGCTACCGTGAATAAGCTGTACCGACAGCGACCTAACCGCTGCGCAGCAAAGGGGTGAATGCACACATCACTTTAAAAAAAAAAAAAAAAAAAAAAAAAA